CGGTTCGAGTCGCCGATGAACATGATGGCTCAACTGAGCCAGCTTGAGTCCGCACGCGAAGCGAACGAGCTGCGCAAGATGCAGATGGCGCAGATGCAGCGGCAGCAAGAGCAAGAGATGGGGCTGATGAACGCACTGCAAAGCGGTCAGCCGTTGTCTCTCCAGCAAGCGTTGCTAGGCGGGCGCACCGGCTTGTCGGCGTTTGAACTGCAACAAGGGCAGCTTGAGGCGCAACGCAAGAAGGCGGAAGCGGAGCGGTTGCAGCGCGCCGTGCCGTTCGCTGTTGCGGCGCAACGCGCGGTAAACACACCTGTACAGTCGCCCGGAGAATCCGACTCACTACTGATGGGTGCTCGTCAAGAGCTTGCCGACTTCGGTATCAGTGGTCCGGAAATTGATCAGAGGTTTGCATCGCTGCAACTGCTTGGCACACCCGAGGCCCGCCGCGAAGGGTTGATGACTTTGGTGTCATCCATCCCTGGTCTTGAAGAAATGTTGACTGCGCAGAGCCAGAGGCGGGCTGCTGTCGGAAAAACGGAAGCCGAGGTGCGCAAGCTGAACGTGGAAGCCGGGCAGGTGGGCAGACCTCAGCAATTTGCGCCGCCTGAACTGCTTAGACTGATGGAGGCGCGCGATGCATTACCGGAGGGCAGTCCTGCTCGCGCTGAACTTCAAAAGCGTATTGAGGCGCTGGGCAAACCCAGTGGAGTGACGATTGAAACGCCGGTGCCGGTGGTCGACCCGCGTACGGGCCAAGTGACATACGCCACACGTCAAGAAGCGCTGGGCAAGACCCCGCCACAGTTTATGGAAGGGCTGACTCCGCGTGAACGGCAAAACCGCGAGGCTAAACTTCCGGCAGCAAAAACGGCAGTTACTGCGTTTGACGCTAAGTCAGACAAACTTGCTTCGCAGATTGAAGAACTCATCGCGCATCCCGGGCTTAATCAAATCACAGGTTTGCTTGGCGGTCGGATAGTGGGCATTACTAATGAAGGTCGCCGTGCGGAGGCGCTGTACAAATCCATCGTCGCGCAAGGCGGCTTTAGTGAATTGCAAGCCATGCGTGATGCATCTACGACAGGCGGCGCGCTTGGGCAGGTATCCAACCAAGAAGGTCAGTATCTACGCGACGCGTTTGGGGTTTTACAACGCACGCAGTCAACTGAAGATTTGCAAAAAGGTTTGAGGGACGCGCTAGGCGCTATTCGGTCTGCCCAGCAACGCACCCGCGAAGCGTTTGAAGACACCTACGCATACCGCGAAGGCGCTGCGCCTGCGGTTGCACCGCCCTCTAGAGGGTCAGTAGGCGCCGAGGCGCCTACTGGCGCAGGGCGTCAGACTGCGCTGCCAATGCCGACCAAAAAAGAAGACGCTGTTGCAGGGCAGGTGTACCAGACTTCCAGAGGCCCGGCCCGATGGGACGGAAAGCAATTCATTCCTGTGAGTGAATAATGGCAACTGGTTTTTCTTTTGAAGAAGCCCAAAGACCACAGTCGTTTTCGTTTGAAGACGCCATCCCCGTTGAGCGCTCTTACTTGGGGCAGATGGGGCGCAACGTAGCGGGTGGTGTAGTGACGGGTCTTGGCAACATCGGCTCGACTGTGCTGCGCGGCGCAGGTGAGGCCGAGCGGCTAGGCGGCACGCTGTTGGGGCTGCCGCCGTTCTTGTCAGAACTGGGTGTGGCCGACCGCACACCAGAAGAAAGCGCTCGTCGCAGGGCGCTGATTGAGCAGTTCGCGACCGAGCGCTTGGGCGCGGAACCCAGCGCGATTGGCCGCACCGTTGGCAAGATCGGAACCGAGATTGCCGGGACCGCAGGCGTCGGCCCGCTGCTGTCCCTCGGCACCCCTGCGCGGTTTCCTAACGTCGCGCGAGCGCTTGAGACAGGCGGGTTTGCGGGCGGCCAAGGCGCAGGCGCCATCATTCCTCGTGTGCTGGGCGGCGCAACCGGTGGTGGCGCGTCAGCTGCGGTGGTTAACCCTGCCGACCTCACGACCGGCATGGCTTTCGGCGCAGGCGCGCCGTTTGTCATGGGCTTGGCCACTAAGCTGATCGGCAAAGGCATCGGTGCTGTCGCCGACGCGACGACCGGCGGCGGCATTGCCCAGTCGCGCGCCCGCAACATGCTCGTGCAGTCTATCGGCGAGCAGAACATGCCGAACGCGATGGCGGCGCTGCGCATCGCCAGACCTGAAGGCATCCCCGACGAAGCGCTGGTCGGCGTATCTCGACCGGCTTTCATCTCGCTTGTAGATCTTGCGGCAAAACGCGACCCCGACAGCACGATCAACGCGCTGCGCGATTTGCAACAAGAGGATATGTTCAACGAACTGGCTCGCATCGCGGGCGGGTTTACGCAGACGGAGGCCCGCAGAACTCGCGAAGCAACTAAGCTGAACCTGCGTGGGATGACCGCGCCGATGCGCGAAGAAGCGATGACGGGCGCCGGATTGGCAGGGCGCTACGCGCCTGGCTTTGAAACAGACGTGTCTCGATTCCAAGGCGCAGCAACGGGCAGAGTCGAGGATGTGCGGATGCTGGACCGCGCGCGGCAGGCTGCGCAAGAAGGCGCCGCGACAGAAACCACCCAGCCGCGTGTGCTGATGGGTCAACGCCCCGACATGACGGCGCGCTATCTTCAGATGGACGAAGCGGGCGACCGTTTCATGGATCAGGCCGCTGAAGGGTCTTTGAACTTCGGTGCTACGGCGCGCCTCAAGCAGTACCAGCTTGACAGTCTTGCCGCTGAAGGGTTGCAGCCGTTAAAAACCGCTGACGTAATAAATCAAATTCGGGCGCTTGGCGCGAAACCAGAAACAGCTGGTAACGAAGCGTTTGAAACGGCGCTGACTGGCGTGATGTCCGACATCAAAAAATGGACCGACGCTAACGGCATCATAGACCCCTACGCGCTTGAAGCCATTCGCAAGAACTCAGTCGCCAGCGTCATCCGCAAGCTTTACCCCAACGAAAGCGTTGAGTCGCAGCGTCAAGTTGCGGCAGGTATTCTGTCTGACATCAAACCAATCATTGATGACGCGATTGAAGCCGCCGGCGGCACAGGCTGGCGCAACTACCTGAAAGCGTTTGAGTCTGGCATGGCCGAGGTCAACCAACAGAAGGTTGCGGCGCAGGCGCTGGATCTGTTTCCGAAAGACAGAGCTAAGTCTGCTGAGGAATATGTTCGCCTTGTGCGCGGCGATCGGCCTGAAGACATTGAGAAGGTGTTTGGGCGCGGCAAGTACGATATCGTCAAAGAGATGGGCGCCCGCTACCCAACGCTAGACAAACTGGCTAGCGCTATAGAGCAGCAGGGCGCCATCAAGACGGCTGTTCAGCGCGGCTCTGTGCCGTTGGAAAACATCTTGAAAGAGAACAAAGGGTTGTTCAAACTGCCTTCGTTCTTCGATCCCAAGGTGACCGCTGGCAATCGCTTGCTGGACATCTTGGCAGACAAGGTCGACACCAAAACGATGGACGTGGTAATGAACGCTGTCCGCACCAACGCGGACCTGCTGAAAGTCTTGGAAAATGTTCCGCCCTCGCAGCGTAATCGGGTTATCCGGGCACTGTCCAACGACAAGTCTTGGATGCCTGCGGCCACGGCGTCGGTTACCGCAGGCGGCGCCATCATGGCCGGTGAAGATTGACAGGAGTCTTTTGATGGGTACGATCAACGAAGTAGAGGCCAAACTGATGACGCACGAAGAAGTTTGCGCGGTGCGCTACGAGGGCATCAACGCCCGCCTCAAGCGGCTGGAGCATATCCTGGTCGGCAGCGCCGGCGCTATCATCCTGCTGTTGATCAGTCTAGTTGTGAAAGTGTAGTAATGCTAGATCCGATCTCGCTGCTGGCCACCGCAACGGCTGTCTTCAACGGTCTGAAGTCTGCGGTCGAGGTCGGGCGCGAGGCCGAGGATGTGTTCTCGCAGCTTGGCAAGTGGGCTGGCGCGGTCGCTGATCTTCAAGAGTGGATGAGTACCGAGGAAGAGAACGCGAACAAGCCACCGCCGCTCTTCAAGAAGCTGGTCTTCAGCAAGTCTGCGACAGCCGAGGCGTTCGATGCCTACGCTGCGAAGATCAAGATCCAGCAGATGGAAGAAGAGATCCGGCACATGTTCACATTGGGTGAATTGTGGTGGCTGGGGAAAGAGGGCTACAACGAGTTCATCATGATGCGGAGAAGCATCAAAGAGAAGCGCGAGAAGCAGGTCTATGGGCAGATCCGCAGACGCAAGAAGCTGATCAGGATGGTGACCGACTATGCCTTCATCTCAATGATCCTGTTTACCGGCGGGCTGATCATGTACCACATCATTGACTTCGTGCTAGAGCAGAGCAAATGAGCAACGATCAGATCGAGGTCAGGGTGTGGGCAGCAATCACTCTGTCGCTGATGGGCATCCTGGTTGTTTCGGTGCTGACCATCCTCGGCGGGGTGTTGTTCGTCGAGCATGACATGGAGCGCATCAGCCCAATCGACGAGGCTTTTCTCGCAATCCTGAAAGACATCATGCTGCTGTGCATCGGCGCAATCGGTGGTGTCGTTGGTCGCAAGTCTTTATCTACAGCATTGGAGAAGCGCAATGCTTCCAGCGTTGACAGCACTACTTCCGTTCGCAACCAAGATCCTTGACAAGGTTGTTCCTGACCCGGAGGCAAAAGCAAAAGCCCAGGCCGAGCTTGCGCTGCTCCAGCAGAACGGCGAACTGGCGAAGATGGCGAATGAAACGGAACTGTTTAAGGCAGAGCAGCAGAACCTGACTGATCGTCATGCTGCCGATATGCGGTCGGACTCTTGGCTGTCGAAGAATATCAGGCCGATGACGCTGATCTTCATCCTCGCTGGGTACTTCACCTTCGCAATGATGAGCGCGTTCGGCAAAGACACAAACGAGTCTTACGTCCAGCTGCTCGGTCAATGGGGGATGCTCATCATGAGCTTCTATTTTGGCGGCAGAACACTGGAAAAGATCATTGACATGAGGGCGAAGAAATGAGCTTTGAAGAATGCCTGAAGCATGTGCTTGAGCACGAGGGAAAATTCGTCGATCACCCGGCTGATCCCGGCGGCGCTACTAACTTGGGTTGCACGAAGGCAGTCTGGGAAGAATGGTGCGGTCACCCGGTCGATGTGCAAGCGATCAAAGATCTGACGCCCGAGGACGTGGCGCCGCTCTACCGTGAGAAGTACTGGCACAAGGTGCGGGGTGACGACCTGCCTGCGGGTATCGACTACTGCGTGTTCGACACCGCCATCAACAGTGGGCCAGGCCGCGCCGCCAAGTTCTTGCAGGAAGCGGTTGGCGCTACGCCAGACGGCATCATTGGGCTGCGCACGCTCGCTGCCGTCCGTGAGGCCGACCCTCGGCAAGTGATCGACACCTACTGCGCCGCGCGGCTCGCGTGGCTGCAAGAGCTACCGACTTGGCCAACCTTTGGGCGCGGGTGGGGGCGCCGCGTCACGGACGTAAGACGTTCCGCGCTTCAGATGCTAGCTCAGTAATGTGATGCTCGCCACAGAACTGGCACAGGTAGACGTAGCCTACGTTCGTACGCTTGGCGGCGGCTAGCGTCTGTGCTGCTGTCGGGCAGCGCCGCTCAAGCTCGCGCCAAGCGTTCTCTTCCTCTGGCGTCCAGTCAGGGTCTACCACGGCGGGTCTCCGTCGTCGAGCGCCTCCTCTCGAAGCGCGCGTTTGCTGGGCCGGTAGGCGTCACACACGATCAGCTTCTCGGGAAACGGCCACAGGGCGGCACAGGGCGTAGAAGGGATCGAACTGCGCTCTGAGCTTCTGCCGCTCCTTGTAGCGCTTTGTGGTCTCTGCGCTAGACAATCTTGGGGGTCTGGGTTTGTCACCGCCTTCTCCTAGTTTGTACATGGGCAACTTGATGCGCCGGTTGAGTTTTGTGTCCCACTGCGCGATGTGTACCAGCTTGCGCTTGTGCATTTCTTTCAAGAAATCTCGCGTCGTCTCAAGGTGTAGCCCAGTCAAGTCTGCAAGGTCTTGTGCGCTCACTGCGCCTTCTGTCAAGTGCGCCAGCAGCGCGACATAGTTCTGGATCTTCAGGCTCACTTTATTAGTCTCCCGTCTTCGTTCGCCCATGTGCTGGGTTCGGCCATACAATCGGTAGGAATCTCGTACGTCTCCCAGCGATGATCGCACTCGTTACAGCGCTTGCGCCGCCATGTCCAGTTAAACCGAGTGTCTCTTCTTGTTGCAGTCGTGCGGGTATCCCATGTCCCGCACTCCGAACACATGCTCATCTGTTCTTCTCCTTGTTTGCCGCAGACCAACCAGACCACGCCCAATAAGCCGGGCTGTTTAGCCTGAACGGGTTGGTGCTGTCGTCGTAATCGGCATCCCACCATTCATTAAAGGCGTCAGGTATGGCATCCCATTGCCCCTGCTCTGCCTGCTCGATGGCGGTGCGGAGGGTTTCAAACGCTTCATGAAAGCGTTGCTTAACAGGACATGGTTCTCCGAGTTCGTGACGATCTTTCTTTTCGTGATGAGCGACTTCACAAATTAGATCAGCCCCAATTAAACCCATCACACGCACCGCCTGCTTCATTGCTTCAATGCTCATGCTTTCTCCTTCAGTTCCGCAATCGCTCTCCACGCAGGTCGCCACACCTCGCAATCGAGGCAAGTCGGATCGCCGCAGTCTGGATCTGCGCCTTGCACCATCTCCTCGATGATGGTCATCAGCTGACCGACGATATGCTCATGCTCCGTCACCGTCATTGTTGGGATTCCGTCGATCATGCGCGTGAACTTGGGTTTCATCTCTCACCCCTTGCTTTCAGCATGGCGTCTGCCATTGACCAGCTTGCCTCTGCTAGTGTTTTTATCGGCTCTTCTTGGCATTCCATAAATCGACGAGCATCTCTATCAAGACCCGCAAGCACACCCTGCATCGCCTTCGCCGCAAAATAATCGCGCAGCGTCATACCTTGATATGCCGTCCCCGTCGGGAACGCCGGTCCACCTGTTGGTTTATTCATCTCTCACCCCTTGCTCGGATGATGTCATCTTGTGTCATGTTCGCTCCTGTATGTCGTAAAACCAATCGTCGCCAGCAGACCACTTGCGTGTGCCGTCAACGGTGTAAAAATCTTTAGCTGCTTGAAAGTCTGGGAACTTAACCTCAGCAGGGATCAGGCTCTGGTCGTACCAAAGGCAGCGGTTGTTAGGCTGCGTGGCGAACTGGCCGTTCTCCAGCCGGATGAAGTTAAAGCTCTTGTGCTCCTCGGCCTGCTCAGTAAAACCCGTGTCGGCGTCCATGCCGTCAGCGCAGAAGTCCACCGTGAACAGGTAGCGCCCGTGGTGCCACTGCTTGTCCTTGCCTAAAAACTTTACGCCCAAGTTACGCAAGCCAATTTTCTCGCACACGGTAAAGCGGTAGCCCATGCAGTCCCACAATTGCAGCGTGTCGATAGGCAATTCGCCGTGGTTTTCTTTCCAGACGTAGGCGCTGATCGGCAGCTTGTCGTACAGCGCCCCGTAGCTTGGCAACAGTGATTCGATCCGGAACACCTGACCGCGCAGCGCCTTGATGCTGGTCCAGATGGCAGGTTCTAGCTCACCGTGCCCCTTGGTGAAGTTGTACAAGTACTCTCGGCGCACAAAGCACTTTAAGGGTGGCAGGCTTGCGACGATGTAACTCATGCTTGCCCCCTTGCTTTCTTGAGTGCTGCTCTTGCTCGTGTAAACGTCGCATCAAGTTGGTCCCATCCCGCACCGTCCGCAGCATCGACGATTTCTTTCAGCGCCTCGACGATCTGAGCGCAAGCCTCTCGCTCCCTCTCCGCCGCCTTCCTGATCGCCACACAGGCAGGGCGCGGACACTCATCGTGGCAAGTGTGGATTCCGTCGTAGTACAGGTGTTTTTCGATCAGGCGGGCAAAACGCCATAGCGGTTCATAGCCGCTATCTCCATCTGCATATTCCCAGCCAGCCTCCCGCGCCATCTTGATGATGTCGTTTCGTGTCATCTCTCACCCCAATAGTTCTTTGATGGCTGGCGGGATCTTGGGCAGCGGCGCCCAGCCGACCCACCAGCCGTCCTTGTTGCCGACTATCTTGCCGGTCGAGGCGATGCCCGCACGGTTGAGCAGTTGCACCCGCTCGCCCGTGGGGCAGGTCTCGATCGACTGCCAAAAGTAGTTCGGGTCAACCTTCGCGCGGTCCATGCTGCGCTCCGATCTGGGCCTTCAAAAGCCGCGTCTCCACGACCGCCAAGTCACACATCGCCCGCGCTTCATCGAACCGCTGCTCCAGTACGGCCTGCCAGACGGCGTCCACCAAGCGCTTCAGTTCGAGATAAGGCCCGCTATAGTCGACAACTTGAAGCTTGTCCATTTGTTCTGATACTCCGTCAGTTCTGAAGGGGGCACCCAGCCGTACTTGCGCCAGGTTCGTTGCACGTCCGTCTGCACCGCTAGACGGTACGGGTCAGTCTCCGGATCAGATCCAGCCGCTCGCGGGTCGAGCGGACCGTACAGAGCCGCTGATGCAGCCGCAGTGCGATCGTAGGGCGCGGCGCCGACGACGCCAGTTCTTGGTCGATCAGATCGCATAGTTCACTCTCCGTCATGGTGGTCAGTCGCTTTTGCATTTCTCGCCAGTTCAATTCGTTTCTCCAAGTAGGTGATTTGGGCCAGAACCCGATTGAGATTACGCTGCGCGGTGTTGAACTCCCGCTGCCGAATGGTCAACTCCGATTGCGCCAACTTCAACTGCTCCATCAACGTCATTTCAAACACTCCATTGCAATGTCAGACACGCCGCGCTTATTTTGTAGCGCAGTAAAGATTGTTTCATCTACAGTTTTTTCTGTCAACAGGACATAGTTCCAGACGTCGTGCCGCTGGCCGCTGCGGTGCAGTCGCCCGACCGCCTGTTCGTACAGCTCAAGCGACCACGGCAGCGACAGCCACACCATGCGGGACTGGCCTTGCAGGTTAAGGCCGTGCCCGGCCGACTGCGGGTGGACGGCCAGCATCGGGATGAGGCCAGCGTTCCAGCGGTCGATAGTGTCGCTGTTGACAAGCTCCTCGCAGCGTGGAAAGCGCGCCTTGAGCGCCGCCAACTGCGCCTTAAACTGATACCAGACGAGCGTCGGCGCCTTGTGGTTCTCGGTGAAGATGCTTTCGAGCGCGTCGAGCTTGTGATCCGAGATCGGCAGAACGTCGCCATAGTTGGAGTACGCAAACCCGGCCGCGATCTGCTGGAGCTTGGTCGTCACCGCTGCGGCGGTGGCGGCGCTGACGACCGTATCGCGCATCTCGATCACGCACTTGCGCTTCATGTCGTTATAGACCTGCATCGGCATGACGAGCGGCACCTCGACCGTGTGGAGCGGCGGGAGCGTGTCCTTGTACTCGACCGGCTCCAAGACGTAGGTCCACGGTTTGATGCGCGCCATGACGCGCTCCAGCGAGCTAGGCAGCGGCGTCCACTGGCCGTACTCGCGGCTGATGCAGTGGAAGTATTGCTGAAGGAACGCGCCCTTGCTGCGGCCAAGCATCTGTTGGTCGACAATCTTGCACTGACCAAAGACGTCCTCAAGGCCGTTGGAGGTGAACGAGCCGGTCAGCCCCCAGCGGATCTTGATAGGGTCGATGACTTTCACGAACGCTTTGAAGCGTTTGCCAGACGGGTTCTTGAGCCGGGTCAATTCGTCGAACACGACCGCGTCGAAGTCGAGCTGCTGCTCAGCGAGCCACTGGAGGTTGTCGTAGTTGGTCACGACCACAGGCGCGCTGGAGGCGAGCGCCCGTGCCCGCTGCGCGGGTGAGCCAATGCAGACTGAGACGTCCAGCCCCGGCGCCCACTTCCGCGCCTCGACCGGCCAGACGTGCTCGGCGACCCGCTTGGGCGCGAGCACGAGGAACCGACGGGCGTGCTGGATCTCCAGCATGCCGACCATCGCGGTGAGCGTGGTCGCGGTCTTGCCGGCCCCGACCGGCGCCAGCATCATGGCGCGGTCGTTGGCGTATAGGAAGTCAGCCGCCTCTTCTTGATACGGTCGCAGCTTCATGGGCGCCCCCACTGATCAGCCATCGCGTCGGCGATGCCTTGGTATGTTTTGCTGCGCTCTTTCCACCTAGTAGGGCTGGGAGGCATACGATGGATGCGGCTTTCCCTACCGTCAACAATATTTGAAGGTTGCAAGACAGGAAGGTTTTTCAACCACAAACAGGTTGCTTTCGTCTCACCGTGACCAAACATCCACGGCTGCACGATCTGGTCAGGCTTGCGGATGCGGCTGCTGATGATGCTAACCGGGTTCTCTAGCGCGATGCGCGGCACGGGCGCCTCCAACAACAGACGCACGAACGTCAGCGCGTCCTCCGTCAGTTGCGGGTCGCGCAGCCCGCGCGTCGTCCAGTGCATCCCGCTGACCGACAGGTAGGTGCAGGGCGGGTGCGCCACCATCAGATCCCAGCCGTCGTCCAGCACGTCGCGCACGTCGCCTTGGTAGTGCGGGCCGGGCGCCTCGGTCGGCAGCAGATCGCAGGACATCGCGTCGTGCCCGGCGCGCCGAAACGCATCGCGGACCGTCCCGCTGTACTCGCACGCGACCAGCACTCTCATAGACTTGATATCCATTTGTCGACATCCTCCTTGTTCCAGACTACGATCACGTTCTGGTCAAGCCGTTTCATCTGCTCGATGAAGAGCGTCTGGAGCGGTGACAGGCGCCCGCCCTCGGCCTTGACCTCCACGAACCACACGACCCCCGGCAGCACGACCAGCCGGTCGGCCACCCCCCTGTTGCTAGGCGAGACGAACTTGTAGGCGTACCCGCCCAGCGCCTTAACCCGCTTTACAAGATATGCCTCAATGTCTTTCTCCAAAATTTTCAATCTCCAAGACGTTTCAAAGTTTAGGGCTTGCAAACTTTTTTCGCATCCTATACGATTGAGCCTCCTAACGTCAACCAAGGAACAGTAATGTCCAGTCTTCTAGGCTCCAACCTTCCCAAAGAACGGTTCGCCATGTACGCGCTCGTCCTGAACGGCGTGCCTTATCTGCCCCACTACCGGAACGGTGACGTCTACGTCGGCCCCGGCTACGGCAAGCACAACTTCGACCGCTACAGCGCGCAGGAACTGCTGGTGAAGGGCGCGCAGTACCAGCCCGAGATGCTTTGGTCGCGGGGTACCAACGGCATCGTGAACGAGAGGAACCCATGAGCGCCCACTCGTCTGTCGTCGGCGGCTCGACCGCCGGTCGCGTCATCGCCTGCCCTGGCAGCGTGCGGCTCGTCCAGAAGGCGCCGCCGCAACTGGAGAACGCCTACATGGCGCAGGGCACCCGCCTGCATGACGCCATCGAGCGTCAGATCCTTGAGGGCGACCTGAAGTGGTCCGACTACACTAACGAGGAGGAGGACAAGATCCGCTTCGCGTTGGAGTTTGTGGACGAGCTTGAGGCCGAGCGGCCCGGTACGCTGGACTACGACTGCGAGACGATCGTCCGCTGGGACGAGGTGCCGGGCGCCTTCGGCACGGTCGACTTCATCGCGAAGTCGCGCAATCACGCCTACGTCGTCGATTGGAAGTTCGGCGACGGCGTCATCGTCGAGGCCGAGAACAACCCGCAGTTGATGTTCTATGCGCTCGCCGCGCTGCGCTCGAACCACTGGGCGCTGCGCGACGCCGTGACGGTCGAACTGATCATCGTTCAGCCGCCACAGGTGCGCCGCTGGCGCACCGACATCAGCCGCCTGCTGGACTTCGAGGCCGACCTGCGTCACGCGCTCCGGTTGGCCGAGCACGACAGCCCACCGCTTGCGGTCGGCTCGCACTGCCGGTTCTGCCCTGCTAAAGTGATCTGCCCCCAGCAGACCGGCGCCGTCGACCGGCTGGTGCGGCAGAAGCTTCAAGACCTGTCGGACGCTGACCTCGGGCGGGCGCTTGAGCTTGCTGATATGCTGGAGTC